CCCTTAAAGAATCAAGGAAAGATTTTCGGGTTTCAGGGGAGATCGCTCAATCCAAAATCAAAGCTAAAGTACATTACAATCATTTTGGATGACCACCACCCCAAGATCTATGGTTTGGATAAAGTTGATTGGGATAAGACAGTTTATATCGTAGAAGGCCCTTTTGATAGTATGTTTATTGACAATGCTATTGCCATGGTCGGTGCAGATATAGACAAAATGTTTTTCGTTACAAACTTTGAAACAGAATTTGTGATGGTTTATGATAACGAGAAACGAAACAAACAAATCGTTGATAGGATGGAAAAGGCAATCAATATGCAGTTTCCTATAGTAATATGGCCTGATACGATACAACAAAAAGACATTAATGATATGTTCTTGACTGGACTTAACGTTCAGGATGTGATAAAATCTAATGTCTATAGTGGATTACACGCAAAAACAAAACTTACTAGTTGGAAGAAAACATGAGTAACGGGACTAAAGTTGTAAAGAGGAATGGAAATACTGAACACCTGAACCTAGACAAGATTCATAAAATGGTTGAGAGTGCCTGTGAAGGACTTGCTGGTGTTTCTGCATCACAAGTTGAGATGCAGTCCGGTATTCAGTTCTATGATGGCATCACTACTCCTGAGATTCAGGAGATTCTAATTCGTTCTGCTTCTGATCTTATTGATCTTGAGAATCCTAACTATCAGTTTGTGGCTGCAAGACTTCTTCTGTTTGGACTTTACAAACAGGTCTTTGGTCCATCTTGGAATCAGGGTTTTCCACACATCCTGAAACATCTTTCTGCAGGATCCGCAAAGGGGATTTATGATAAATCACTTCCTTCCCGATACACTGAAGAAGAATGGGATAAAATTAATCATTGGATTGATCATGATCGTGACATGTTGTTCACTTATGCGGGTCTACGTCAGGTCGTTGATAAGTACCTCGTGCAAGATCGAAGCAGTGGTGAACTCTATGAGACTCCACAGTATATGTACATGTTAATCTCTGCAACTATTTTTGCAGAGTATCCAAAAGAGACTAGACTGGACTACGTTCGTAGGTACTACAATGCAATCTCCAAACACAAAATCAACATTCCCACACCTATCATGGCGGGAGTGCGAACTCCACTTCGACAATTTGCTAGCTGTGTCCTTGTTGACGTTGATGACTCCCTCGATAGTATCTTTAGTTCTGATATGGCTATTGGCAGATACGTTGCACAAAGGGCGGGCATCGGTATCAACGCAGGTCGCATCAGGGGCATCAACAGTAAAATCAGAGGTGGAGAAGTTCAGCACACGGGTGTTGTACCGTTCCTCAAAAAGTTTGAGTCAACTGTCCGATGCTGTACACAGAATGGCATCAGAGGTGGATCAGCGACAGTACACTTCCCGATCTGGCACAAAGAAATAGAAGATATCATCGTACTGAAGAACAACAAAGGAACCGAAGATAATCGTGTTCGCAAATTAGACTATAGTATTCAACTGTCTAGACTTTTCTATGAGAGATTCATTAATGATGAAGAGATGTCTCTCTTCTCTCCCCATGACGTTCCAACTCTTTCTGACTCTTTTGGTCTTGATGGATTTGACGAGCTTTATGTGGCTGCAGAACGAGATGCATCTATTCCAAGAAAGACTGTCCGAGCTCAAGAACTCATTCTTGATCTTCTGAAAGAACGTGCGGAGACTGGTCGTGTTTATATCATGAACATTGATCATTGCAACTCCCACTCCTCTTTCATTGACAAAGTATGGATGAGTAATCTGTGTCAGGAGATCACTCTCCCCACAGATCCCATTCAACACATCGATGATATTGCAGGAGAGATTGCCCTCTGCATTCTTTCTGCAATTAATGTTGGTAAGATTCGTGAGTTAGATGATCTAGAAGAACTTTGTGATCTCGCTGTTCGTGGTCTTGAGGAATTGATTGACTATCAGGAGTACCCTGTACGTGCTGCAGAACTTGCAACTAAGGCTCGTCGTTCTCTTGGTATTGGTTACATCGGTCTCGCACATTACTTTGCAAAACATGGTGTTGGTTATGATTCTCAGGAAGCCTGGGACATGACTCATAAACTGACAGAGGCATTCCAATATTATCTTATTAAGGCTTCTAATGAAATTGCGAAAGAAAAACTCCCATGCACAGACTTTAATCGTACTAAGTATTTTCAGGGAATTCTTCCAATCGATACATACAAAAGGGATGTAGATGAAGTTTCAAATCCGGGGTATCAGTATGATTGGGAAACTCTACGAGCCGAGATTCGAACATATGGACTCAGACATAGCACTTTGTCGGCACAAATGCCTTCTGAGAGCAGTTCCGTTGTGTCAAACGCAACAAACGGAATTGAACCACCTAGAGGATACCTGTCCATTAAGAAGTCAAAGAAAGGGCCTCTTAAACAGATTGTTCCTCAATATGGATCCCTTAAGAATAGTTACACTCTACTCTGGGATATGCCTGACAATCGCGGCTATATTAATGTGGTCGCAGTCATGCAAAAGTTCTTTGACCAAGCCATCTCTGGAAACTGGAGTTACAATCCAGAAAACTACCCAGATAACGAAGTCCCCACTTCAGTAATGGCACAAGATCTTCTGAGAACTTATAAGTATGGTTGGAAGACTTCTTATTATCAGAATACTTACGACAACAAGACTGATGAAGTAAAGGAGGAAACGACTAAGGACCAACTAAACAAATTACTTGAACAAATTATGGAATCCAGTGAGGATGATTGTGAAAGCTGTAAAATCTAGTAACGAAAAGGAGTTTCAAATGGTAGAAGGAATGACCGTATTCAACACCAGCACCGATGTTGATACCCGTAAACAACCAATGTTTTTCGGTCAACCACTGGGTTTGCAGCGTTATGATCACTACAAGTATCCAGTATTTGATAAACTAACCCAACAACAACTCGGATACTTCTGGAGACCCGAAGAGGTCTCCCTCCAAAAAGATCGTGGTGATTATCAATCACTTCGTCCAGAACAAAAACATATCTTCACTTCTAACCTGAAGTATCAGATCATGTTGGATTCTGTTCAGGGTCGTGGTCCTGGCATGGCATTCATGCCTTACTGCTCACTTCCTGAACTGGAAGCGTGCATGGAGGTTTGGGGATTCATGGAGATGATCCATAGTCGTTCTTACACCTACATCATCAAGAATGTATACTCCGATCCAGGAGAGGTTTTTGATCATATCCTTGATGATGACAAGATCGTAAGTCGTGCCGCTTCGGTAACCGGTGCATACAATGATTTCATTCAAGCTGCACAACAATACGGTAATACTGATGAATGGAGACATGCACAAGAAGGTGCAGGTTACTTCAAGGACAATCGTAAAGAACTCAAAAGAAAACTCTATCGCGCTGTTGCCAATGTCAATATTCTCGAAGGTATCCGGTTCTATGTCTCGTTCGCTTGCTCGTTTGCGTTTGGTGAACTCAAGCTTATGGAAGGATCCGCTAAAATCATCTCTCTCATCGCAAGAGACGAAAATCAGCATCTTGTCATTACTCAAAACATCCTCAACAAATGGCGTGAAGGAGATGACCCAGAAATGCAAGAGATTGCTAAGGAGGAAGAATCCTGGGTAACGGAGTGTTTCCGTAAGTGTGTTGACGAGGAGAAGGAATGGGCTAAGTACCTCTTCAAAGATGGTTCCATGATTGGTCTGAATGACAAACTTCTCAACAACTATGTTGAATGGATTGCTAATCGTCGTATGAAGTCTATTGGATTGAAACCAATCTATGATATTCCTGCAAAGAATAATCCTCTTCCTTGGACTGAACACTGGATCTCTTCTAAGGGTCTTCAGGTTGCACCACAAGAAACAGAAGTTGAGTCTTATGTTGTTGGTGGTATCAAACAAGATGTGAAGAAGGATACCTTCGCTGGATTCCAACTCTAAATATTAATAACAACTGAATTGAACTAAGTCTTATGGCTACTAAAACCAGTATTCCTAGGGTAGTTTCTGAAGAACTACCCGCAAACCCCTTTGCTTTTGAGGTTCTTGCACTTGCATCGAAACAAAAATCAAATGCAAAAAAAGCAGAAGTTCTTCAAAAATACGAACATCCATCATTAAAGAGTCTTTTAATTTGGAACTTTGATGAAAGTGTTGTCTCTCTTCTACCTGAAGGTTTAGTTCCTTATGCAAGTGTAGGACAACAAAATGTTGTATCTGGAAATCTAAGTGATAATATCAATAGAGCTGTGCAGATGATGGATGAATTAGACTCAAATTCTATTGGATCTCAAGATCAAGGACATACTTCTATTCGTAAGGAATATACTTATTTTTATAATTTCATTAAAGGTGGTAACGATAGACTTTCCCAGAGAAAAAGAGAAACAATGTTTATCAATATCCTTGAAGGACTGCACCCACTGGAAGCTGATATTCTGATCTTGGTAAAAGATAAAAAGTTAGAAGAAAAGTATAAAATTACTAAAGATGTTGTTGCTCAAGCATATCCTGATATTCAGTGGGGTGGAAGATCTTAAATTCTAAATATTGTGCCACTTTATCGGCATTATATGACAGTCGATTTGCATAACTTTTTCAAATACTATAAAGCAGATAACCCAAATCATGTTGCTGCTGTTCAATGGTTGGAAGATAATCTTCCTGCCGAATTTATGGATGATAATTCTGAATGGGTAAACCTATACAGAACTAAGCCAAAATCATCCGTCTTGGAAGTTCCTTACTTCCCACAGACTGACAACTACAGAGACGGTGAACGTACCTGTAACTCATCCTCTTGTGCTATGGTCCTTGAGTATTTCAAACCAGGCACACTCAAAGGGGCAAAGGGTGATGACGCTTATGTAGAGAAAGTATTTGCTGTAGGCGATACTACAGACCATTCTGTACAAACAAAAGTCCTACAGTCATATGGAGTGAAATCTTCATTTCATTATGATTTAACTTTTAAAGATTTGGATACTGAACTGGCTTTGGGTCGTCCAGTTGTTATTGGTATCCTCCACAGAGGTCCTCTTAGTGCTCCTAAGGGAGGCCATATGTGTGTAGTAATAGGGAAGAAGGGCGATGACTATGTTGTTAATGATCCTTATGGATCTCTCAATGACGGTTATTCTTCTGATGTATACAACGGCAGGGGCGCTGTCTACAAGAAGTCAGAACTTCAAGCAAGATGGTGTCCAAATGGAAACGATGGATGGGGTAGAATTTTTAGTTCTACTTGACAAAAACTAAATATAGAAGTATTATGAATAGACCCACGTAAAAGTGGGTCTTTTATTATGAGATCTTGATTTGATTTTAGAGCCGAGGAAGGTGCCCCCAGAGATGGTTGCGGTATACCCCCCTTCTATTCGGATGTAGAGTTCAATACGTATTAATGCTTTTTAAAAAACTCGGAGCTGTCGCGGCAGTTTCACTTGCAGCTTTTAGTGTTACTAGTACACATGCTGAAATGATGACTGGACTGCCTATTGCGGTTCTTGATGTTAAAATTGAAAAGGGACCACCACCAAAGGCAATCCCTATTGAAGTAGAAGAAAAAACTTGGAAGTGCCCTGGATGTAATAAGAACGAACAATATGTCCTTGAGCAACTCCAAAAGAAAACCAAGATCTCAGATCGTAATGCACTTGCTACGATCATGGGAAATATTAAATCAGAAAGTAATTTTACTCCCAATATTTGTGAGGGAGGTGCTAGAGTTCCTTACGATCGTTGTCTTCGCGGTGGTTACGGGCTCATTCAGTGGACCTCTACGAACCGTTATCTGGGGTTAGGTAAATTTGCTAAGAAATATGGTTGTGATCCTTCTGAACTGAAGTGTCAGACAGCATATATGATTAATGAGTATTCTTTCCAAAAAGTTCTTCCAGAGTTTGAGGGAAGTGGTTGGCCAGTACATCAGTATATGGTCCCTGCATATTATTGGTTAGGTTGGGGAATTAAAGGATATAGAGAACAATACGCTTATAACTATGTAAAGAAGTTTGTTTATGCGTAATGGACAACGACTGGCGTTATTCTGAAGAAAAAATGGATCTAAGACAGAGGGCATATACACTTCTCCTTAATCGTTTTGGTTCACAACTAAACGATAGAGGAGAACCTCTATATACAATGCAGAGTATTACTGAGTGTGCTCATGACTGGGTATCACAAGGAAATGTAAACACTTCTGGATTGGTTAAATACTATCAAGCGTATTACACAACATGAAAAAACTACTACTTGGTTTGATTGGTTCTTCTTTGCTTTCTATTCCAGCACTAGCAAATGAATCAAAACTCAAAAAAGGATTCTATAGTATGGATGCTTTGGGTTGCATGTTAGTTCAAGAATGCACCGAGAATGTCCGACGAATCAAGAGTATCGACGATATTCGTAAAGAGTTTCCTAATTCTGATTTTGATATTGTTGCTGATGAGTTTAACTCGATGCTGGTATCCCTTGATCAAGTCGGAGTTATGGTTTTTCTAGGACCAGAGAAGTATTTCCCTCCTGGTCATCGTGGTGTTTATCATACAGTATCTAATAACTTCTATCTGAATGAGAAGTTTGTACATCGTCCTTCAGTCCTTATGACCGTGATGCGTCACGAGGGTTGGCACGCTGCCCAAGACTGTATGGCTGGTTCCATCAAGAATAGTTTGATTGCCCTCATCTATCCCGAAGAAAGGGTGCCTAGTGTATGGCGTGATATTGTAGAGAAGACCTATCCCAAGTCTGCTGTTCCTTTTGAGGCAGAAGCAAAGTGGGCAGGAAGAACTGAGGGTATGACTGCTAAAGCCCTTGATGCTTGCACAACTGGTAAGATGTGGGAAATCTATGAACCTACACCATTGACTGAGAAGTGGTTGCGTAAGGAAGGATTTATTAATTAATGACTGTACCATTCTTTATTGAAGAACCTATCACTTGGAAAAAAGTTGAGGTTCCACAAGATATTCTTTATTATTGCGATACCTTTACTGTGGACGCAGATCGTAAAGATCTTCGTTATATTGATTGTGTATGGATGCACATGGGTTACTATGGTGTGCCCAAAGATGTGATGAAAGCAGTAAGAGATGAATTCAATCCACCACCTATCAAACCTATATTTGAATGAACTTACTACAACGATACATCAAATGGTCTGATAAAATAAACAAACCATTCTATGATAACAAACATAGGATACTGTTATATGTCGCACTATCACAAACAGTAATAGTAACAGTACAATTACTAACATTATTTCATAAACCGACAACTGAGCAGCAAATAATAATGATTTGTCGTCCTTATGATTATGAACTAGTCTGTCATCAAGTATCGGAAATAGGAGAGTGAATTACTAAATAGTAACATCCCAATTTTTTTGGGTAACCAGCCAAGAAAAATTCTGTGAAGAATTCTTGACTTATTATGGTGAATTTTTTGTTGGAAAGCATTTAAAAGGTATGACACATTTAACAAGAGATGTGTTAATCAAAACCATCGTTGCTACTGAGATGCAAAACAACGATGGTGAAGATTATACAAAACAGTTAAAAGAAACCAAACACAAGTGGGAACACGCCTCAAGTGAGGAACTTTGTAAAAGATATAATCAGATTAGTAATTCAAATATCACGGTAGAAATTTTGACTCCATAAATAGAGCTGCCTTACTCTATACCAATGCTCGGAAATAAATCCAAAGCACAGGTAGAAGAGAAAGACGACCACCATGAAGATAAAAGTGAAGTCCTAGGTAATTTAGTGAAAGTTGTTGTACTTATTTGGTCTGCTTCTCTCCTAACCTTTAGTTACGTTAGACTTCCAAACGGTCAAAAGATTCTTGACTTTGACCCTACTTTCATCGCTTCAGTCTTCTCTGGATCATTAGCTGCCTTCGGACTTTCTCCTGCAAAAGCTGGTGGAGGTAATGGCAATTCTGCTCCTAAGAAATTAGAAGAAAAGAAAGAAGAGGAACCTCCCGTAGTTTCTACAATCAAAACTAGAGAAAAATCAAGTTAACTAATCTGGTGAAAAATCATGGAACTATGGAAAGCAAAAGTTGCACAGGATGATGATTCTTTGAAAGAAGAATCAAGTGATAACTCCCAAGAACCAGTAAAAGAAGAAGTAATTAGACCTAAAAGGTCTCCATTAAAGTGGGCTGCACTCACTATGGGGACCTTTTTTGGTATCGCTCATATAGGTGTTCTGGGACATCTTCTAAACGCAACTAGACCGCAGTATCCAATAATCAATTTCCCTCGTGGCGACTACTCTTCCTATAAGGTGGAAGCAACTAGAGATGGATATAAGATTGAATACAAAGCAAATGATCCTGCTATTCTAAATTCTGAGAGACAACTAAAACTCGATCAGAAGAAAGGTGGATTGTTTGGTGGAGGTGGTATTGAAAGTCGTAGAGAGTATCGTAACGATCAATACACTATGGATGGTGCTAGAAACTTAGGAGGTGGCGCTTTAGACGCCGAGGGAAAGAACACTGCCAAAAGCGAAGAGTGTATACGGGCGGACGCTGGAGCACGCAGTCAAGGTGCGATGGCAGGAACCGCAATTAGTGCAGGCTTGATCGTCCCAGCGGTTTCCAGCATTCCTTACGTTGGATGGTTAGCATCTGGTTGGGCACTTCTTCTTGGACAAAAGTTGGGTTCAGATGCTGGTTCAGAAGTTGGTAAGGTATTCAATGGTTGTGATTAATGGAACACAAGTTTGAACACCATTGGGGTGGTGAAGAGATGTGGTATCATAAAGCAGAGAGATGGGCGAACAAACAAAAGTTCCCCATCAATCATCTTGCTTTGGGATTTATTACTTGGTTGAAGGAAAAATGGGTTGACGGAAAGGTTCAAATGGAAATGGCATCCATTGATAAACAGGTGAGGGAAATAGGTGCCATTTGGGAAGAAGAAGATAAAAAGAATCAAGAACCCATTGTTGAATCTAAACCATCAGAAGTAGAAGGACTTGATGATATTCGTATCAGAGCATCATATCAAGTAGATTTATCTGGTGATTGGAATGATATCGAACTAAACTACAAAAAGTGGCGATAAAAACTAAATAATTACTCACACGGACACAATTAAATATGTCGTACTTTAAGAAGGCACTTGCTGTCTCTTCGGCATTATTAATGGGAATGCCTATGGCATCCTTTGCTCATACTAACTCAATCGGTTATGTTGGAGATGGACAAGGTGGAGTGACTTTCTGGTATGGTTCTTGGCACGGTGGAACCAACTTTAATGAAGCAGAAGTTAAACTGGAAGGTGCTAACGGAACCAGTTATACCACCACAATTAATCAGTTTAATCTCCTTCAAAATTCCACACCAGCAGGTTTGATTCCTGGAACCAACTACTTCACATCTGATGGAACACAACTTGTTCCTTATGATACAAATGTCCAAACATCCTATACTTGGCAGGGTTTAACATTCTCAGGACTTTCTGCTGGAGATTATACCTTCACTTATATCCCTCTGGGAGATGCTGAATCATACAATCCAACTGGCACTCCAACGCAAGATTGGGAACCTATGGATCAAGTTATCCGTAGTGCTACAGTAACTCTCTCAGCAACACTTCTTTCTGGTGATGCTAACCAGAATGGTATTCTTGATATCTATGAGTTTGGAACACAAACAACTCCTACACTGGTAAGTTCGGCAACCAATCCATATTCTGTAAATACCATTACTACTATTACTGAGACACCTTCTGACGATGGAACTACTCAGAAGATGACCAGAGATGTTGATCTTGATATTACAACGACTTATGCAACTGTAGATACCTATAGTGATGGCTCTACAACTACTTCATATTCCAGTACTAATACAAAGAGAAGACATAGTAGTAACACTTACTCAGGACGCATTGACCAACTGAAAGTTCTTGATGGTGTAAGTCGTGCTAATAATAGTCTTCTAAACCATATGCCTTCAAAGACTAAGCAGAAGTTTAGAATCTTTGAGAACAATCGTTTGATGAAGTCCTATAATGCTGATGGATATGATGGTTTCTCTACCATATTTGGTGGTGGATTTGAACTTGACTTAACTAAAGGTTGGACTATCGGTGGTCAGTATAATGATATGTACACCGAGCTCAAAGGTGTAGATAGTCTTTCACATTCAAAGAGAGAACACTTCGGTGTCTTCAATAGTTTCCACGGCAAGAACCTTGCTTTGATTACTAATGGTGGTCTTTCCAAGGACAAGTATGATTATGCTAGAACTCTTGAGTATCAAAGTGGTAACTGGGGAGAAACCCAAGGTCAACAGTGGTGGGTCAACAACAGACTGTATTTGACAAAATCAAAAACTATTCAACCTTTCATTGGGCATACAGTTCATAATGTAAGAAGAGATGCTTATATTGAGACTGGAACTGTTAGTACTGCTAGAAGAGTTGATGAATTAAATAAAACAACACACGTTGGTGAAGGTGGTCTTAGAGTAACTCACAGATTTGGTGGTAAAAAGAAAGACTTTATGGGTATGACCCTTGAAGCATCATATGCGACTGATAGTTCATATGAAGTTGTTGGTGGTCTAGACTTTAACAAGTTCTTATTTGTTGAAGGTTCGCACAGCAGTGCTGATGGAGTTTCTAATAACTCTGTAGCGGGTAAAGTTAAGTTTAGGTTCTAATGGAATTATTATTAAGACCACACGAAAATCTAAATGACCCAGTGTGGTCTGTGATTATCCTTCTTGGTTGCGGATTAGCGTTTACGCTATATTGTGTTATATATATTTTACGCCTATCATTTAAGGAACTAGAAGAAGATGGCCAAGTCCGCGAACAAGGGCAAGAAGGGTCAATCGCAATCGAAGCAGAATCAAGGGAACGCGACTGCGAAGAAAGCTAAAAACGGTGGTAAGAAAAAATAATATATGAAACTTTGGATGCTTGGTAATCGTCTCACTACTGAGATGTATGAACGTGAAAGATTTGTTGAAGAAGCAGATAAATATGGTATCGATTTTTCTTTAGTCTTCGCAGACGAAATCGATCTCATAGTATCTAGAGATGATCGCAAGTCCATTCGATTTCGCAATGATATTGTTGCTCTCCCAGACAGCATACTTGCTAGGACTGGGAGCGGTACTGGTTACTTTAACCTATCTGTTCTCAGACAGTTTGAAAGACTAAACGTACCGACTCTTCCCAACTCTGCTTCGATTGAAGCATCGAAGGATAAGATGTATGCCAACCAGATTCTGGCACAAGCAGGACTTCCTATCCCGAAGACGATGCTGACTAGATTTCCTTGCAAGGCAGAGTTAGTTGAGAAAGTAGTTGGATTTCCTTGTGTCCTCAAAGTTGTAACTGGGTCACATGGTAAGGGAGTTTATCTATGTGAAAATGCCAAGCAGTTTGAAGATCTTTCTGAACTTGTATCATCAATAGACTTTAAAAATTCTATGATCATTCAAGAATATATTAAAGAGTCTGAAGGTAGAGATCTTAGAGTTATCGTGATTGGTGGCAGAGTTGTTGGTGCTATGCAACGCAAATCTACTGACGGTTCATTTAAAGCTAACATTTCCCGTGGAGGTCAAGGGGAAGCATACGATGTCGATGATCAAATGGAGTTATTGGCTATTCAAACTGCAAAAGTTCTTGACCTTGATATTGCTGGTGTTGATCTGTTATTTCATAACGATGGATATAGAATCTGCGAAGCAAACTCCTCGCCAGGATTTAAAGGGTTTGAAAAAGCGTTAGGAATTAATATCCCTCAAAGAGTATTTGATTATGTGAAATTTAGATGTCCTATATAAAATATGTCTGAAATGATAAAAGTATGGCTGCAATGACACCACCTTCTCGTAAGAGTTGTTACAATTTTAGAGTAACCAGCATAGATAGGGTGTTGGATGGAGACACGATCGATGTCACGATTGATCTCGGTTTTGATCTTTATAAAAAAGAAAGAGTTAGAGTTGCTGGTGTTGACACGCCCGAAAAGAGAACAAAAGATGATGAAGAAAAAGCACTCGGATATGATGCTACTCAGTGGTTGGAAGAAAGACTTAAGGGCGCTATTGAAGGGGATGACGATCTCGTTATCCGCACTGAGCTTGTTGGTGGTGTTGGAAAGTATGGGCGCCTTCTCGGCTGGCTCTATATCGGAGACGCCGAGTTGTCCCTCAACGAACAAATGATCGAAGAAGGATATGCTTGGGCCTACGATGGTGGGACCAAACAGAAGAACTTTGAAGAACTTAGAGAAATTCGTCGTGCTCATGGCACGTTACTATGATGACATTTAAAAAGAAAAGAAGAAGTTTAAAATGGCACGTTGAACAAAAACGTGATGACGCTGCAATGTTTCATAAAAAAATTATTCGCAAGGTGCAAAAGAAATTTGATTTAAGTAATTATCAATTGCTTTGGATTGCTTTTGCTAAAGGTATAGTTATTGGATTAATTATTCTATAGGTATTCACCATGGGACTAATAACAATGTTTATTATTGGCCATATGGAAATTGGTGGTGGATATTGCCGCACTGACTTGATGGTTGATACTCGTCCAATCGTTATGGAATATCCTTGTGAATACTATCCCGAATTACTTGCTGTTGATTTAAAACTTAAGGAGAACAAAAATGCAGAAACTTATTAATGTTATTGCCCTGTTATCAGGACTCACATCAGCAGCAGTTATCGGTGGAGGAACTTACCTCTACCTGAATAAGGATGCGATGATTGAGCGTGTAAAGCAAGAGGCAATCGAAGAAGTTACTAAAACAGTAACTGGAACCGTAACAGATAAACTTCCTGGTATGGTTAATAGTTCTATGCCTAAACTTCCAACTAAGACTGGACCTGTTTTGGATTTTGAGGCAGGATTTACTGGAAAATCTTTGCCTGTTAAATAGTATTAAACGAGAATTATTATGGCTACATCGAGGAGAAAGAGTAGAGATAATGAGGAAAAGTTTTTTCTCTATATTTTCTTTTATCACTTGTATTCTGGATTTTTAAACTTGTTTAAAGACGATGACTGATGCCAGAAATTCGTGAGATACAGATACGGGAGTTAAGTATTCCATCAACTCCTGACTGGTTAATGTCACCAACTCAATCAGTACCAGTCGCTCCAGCAGTAACAATCAATATTGGAACTCCTATCGTAAACTTGCCTGGTTGCGTAGAAGCACACCTCGATGGTGGACCGCAACTAACAAAGGACGATGAAAACGGTGTAATGACTTATTGTGATGGTACTATACCATCATTTAATCCTATTGAGTATAATGAAGAACAGATGCTTTATACTCAGAAGGCAGGTATAGATACCAGACAACCGCAACAAAAAACTCCCGAAACACCAGAGTTACCGATACCTAAAACTCCTCCTGCTACCGCTTCCGTTCAGAAGGTACAATGTCCTACAGAAGCTCAAGAAGCAACAGAACCTGTCGGTACTTATCTTGAAGGTTTTAGAAAGAAAGTAACTGGATACAAACTTGTAGATAATCAGTGCATTCAGATTACTGAAAAAGTTCCAATTCCACAACAGATCATTGCAGGTCTTCCTGCTGCTGGGACAGTTGTTACTACTTCAAGTATTGCTGTAGTTGCTACAGCATCAGCACTTATGGCCAAACCTTTGGCAGATGTTCTACTAAAGGTAATTAAACCAACGGTAAAGAAAGTGATGAAGAAGATTGCCGCTATCAGGGGGAAGTCTGTTCCCGTCCTGTCCGTAAGGGAGCGCCAAGATCTTCAGCGCGAGAGGACGCAGGCGATTCGAGCATTGAAGTCTGTCTTGAAACCGAAGGGATAGAATGAACATGTGGAGGGATTACTCCACCAGGATTGGTAACAATCACATCCGCACACACTTTATAATATGGTGACTTGGGGTGGAAATAGATACCCTGCTTCTTCAACTCGCCACAATTCTTGAGACGGGCAATTTCGAAGTCTAGTCTCTTATTGGCTATCTGTTGTTGTTGCAACTCTATTTGAGTTGCTGCTGCTTGTTTGCATTGGTCTTGAAGTTTCTTGTCTTGTGGGATGCTCCAGGTAGCACTCACACCTACAGAGAGGTTATAGTTATCCTTCTGTCCAGTTCTAGTAGGTACAGTGTAAAGAATATTACCAGGGTTGTCTAGAGACCCATCATCATTAAGGTCACGCATGTCATATACTGGGTCATTATAATAAGGTTCGTAGGGTTTCTGCATCGAACCAGCACCAGTAACAAAGGGGGTAATGTTCAGAGTTGGTCCTTGACATTGGATTCCACCACCATATGTGTTGGTAATGTATGGTCCTTGGAGGACTTGGATGGCTTGGTTGGTGACACTACCAGAGGAATTAGCAACAGGAGCAGCAGTGGCGCTAACGCCGCCAACAGTCTCTGCAAGAACTCTTTGTGTGGGTAGGACGGAAGCAAAACTTAAGATTACTGCGTAAAGATACTTGTAGTGTCTGTGACCGATTTTATTTCTGTGGTTCTTTGAATTATTGTTTGATTGCTTAAACCAGGGCCTTGATACGTTTCTGTGAACTGAAACGCTGCTCCTGGTGTCGTCTGTGTGAATGTTGGTCTGCTTGTTACTCCAGTCCATGATGAAGTCACTCCTTCGATTGTTACATTATTAGCACCCGTTCCTGGTGATAAGTTACCTGATGCTGTAATACCACTACCTGTTACTGAATATTGATATCCCGTGTTATAGTCTATTGAATTTATAGTTTCCGTAACCGTACTTGTTGTTTCGGTATGGGAAGTCATCGAGCCCTGTGTAAAATTTGGTACTACAGGAACTGCCCGTGAAATTGACGGGACAAACGCATAGAACAAACCCACA